AAACAGAGTACGGAAACCGTACTCGTCCAGCCTCCAGAATACTCCAAATTCAGGGCACAAAGTGCCCTGGTTCCGCACTCTGACCGTAAAAACTAAAATTTGGCACATCAAATTTTAGTTTTGTAGGCACTGCCGCCTTTATCTAATATATCATCTACCAGCCCCTACGGGGCTGGGGGTGTACTTAATATTAGATAAGACGGTATCTGAGTACGGAAACCGTACTCAGCCAGCCCCCAGAATGCTCCAATTTCAGGGCACAAAGTGCCCTGATTCCGCACTCTAGACGGTATTAACTCCCTGCTATTAATAGAATGAATACTCCAAATTCAAAAAATAGTAGATTAAATACTCCCATGTCCAACCCTATTGTGAAAATTTTTGGATCAATTGTATTTGTTGTATTGGCCTTAGTTGCACTATATTATTTATACCAATATTTATTTGGTAAAACAACTGGTTCATCTGTTGCATTAGCCCGTCTGAATGGCCCCCAAAAACTTACATCTGGTGTTGGAACTACTGCTAGTTCATATCCATATGCGAATAGTGCATCTGTAATACAATTTGCTCCAATTGTAGATGGTGGGCAATATAGTGTATCTTTATGGGTATATATTACATCATTTGCTCCAAATTCACCAAAACCAATCTTAAGTATTGGCTCAAATACACCCAGTGGCAATGATACTCTGCGTATATATCTTGATTCAGTTTCAAATGTTCTTCATGTTCGTACTGGTACTGCAAGTGGGGAAGATAGATTATTAACTGCACAGCGTCAAACAGAATATACAAATGCTGGTGTAACATCTGGAACGCCCTCGTGTGATATTCCAAATTTTGAATATCAACGCTGGGTTCATGTAACTGTTATTTTAAATACAAGAACAACGGATGTATTTCTTGATGGCAAACTTGCAAGATCTTGTGTAAATTCAGGAGCATTTACTGTTGATCCAGGGGCAGTGCTATTAGTAAATGAACTAGTTGGTCTTACTACTCCTGTACCATCTGGTATTGATGGCTATATTAGCAATGTTGTCACTTATAATTACGCACTAGCCCCCGATGAAGTTTATAGAAATTATATGCAAGGTCCCGATGCTACATATTCAGTATGGACATACCTCTTGTCTTTTTTTAATCCAAAAGCATATGGTGAAGGAGTTACAGGTACATATGTTTAAATATTTTTATCACCACGATCTATAGAATGGATTTTCTTTTAGGAAAAGGTATTTTACCAGAATTTTTACTTGTTCTTGTAACTCTTATATTAGTTTTTTTCCTTTTAGCAGCCCTTGAATATTTATATAATTCATACTATGTCATGACTCGTTACCGCACTGTATTAATTAAAAATACTGTAAATAGTAATTCAAAAACTACAATAATTCAGGATCCCTCACAATCTGGTGCAATCACAGTCTTTCCGTCAGGCAATGAAAGAACTGGTATAGAATTTGCATATTCATTCTTTTTATATGTAAATAATTCTACATTTAATCAATCTAGTACTTCAACATTAAAACATGTTTTTTACAAAGGTTATGCAAAATCTAATATACTTATGGGTCCAGGTGTGTTTATTGACTCTACGGGTCAAACAAATAAAATGCGTGTTGTTATGAATAGTTTCAAAAATTGGAGAAAATATATTGAGATAGATAATCTTCCAATTGATAAATGGTTTCACGTTGCACTCGTATATAGAGGAAACTCTTTAGAAGTGTATATTAATGGAAATCTTCGTTCTAAAATGGCATTTGAGAATGGTGATTTACCTTATCAAAATTTTCAAGATATTGTAGTATTTAATCAAGATAACAGAGCATTTGGGAACACAACTAATCCAGCTTATAAAGTTGATGGTGTAACAGGGCAAACCTTACAAGAAGGATACCCAGACAACTTTTCAAAATCAATTGTGGGAGCTTTGAGTCGTCTTACATATTTTCAATATGCAATAGGATTTTCTGAAATACAGGCACTTATGTCTGCAGGAGCATCGTCTATTGTAGAAAATGATAACAATATGAACAATGTGCCGCCCTATTTACAAGATACTTGGTGGACTACAACTTATTAGAAGATCTTCAGGTCAGCCCTGATTCCGCACTCTGAATTAAAGAATGTATAAATTAGTTACTATAATATGGTTGGCGGCGGTCTTTTATCACTTACCTCTTACGGCACACAAAATGTTCTGCTAAGTGGTAATCCAGATTTTACATTTTTCTATAAAACCTTTCGTAAATATTCACACTTTAGTCAAGAAAACTATACGGTTGCACTTGATGGTCCAAATGAACTACAATTTGACAGTGAAATTACGCTACGAGCAAAAATCCCTCGTGTAACAGACCTTGTGTCTGATTTATATTTTTCTTTCAGACTTCCAGATATTTTCTCAAAATATGATGATACAAAGGAAAACCAATATGAGTTTCAATGGGTTAAAATGATAGGTGCGCGTATTATACGACTCGCTGGAATCTATATAGGTGGTTATAAAATTCAAGAGATTGATGCAGACTATATTATGGCAAAAGCACTTGTTGATTATCCAAGTGATCAATTTAAAAAGTGGGAAACACTTGTTGGCAATATTCCAGATTTAACAGATCCAGCAAACGGGTCACACCCTGGCGGCAATATAAAAGGAAATTATCCACATGTTGTCTATGATCCTGATGAATCAGGGCCACAAACAAATAATCCCAGTATTCCTGGATATACTATACATGTACCTATACCTTTCTGGTTTACTGAAGCATTTAGTCAATCACTCCCTCTTGTTGGTCTTGAATATCATGACGTGGATTTCCGTATAACTCTGGCTCCTATACGCGATCTTTATACAATTCTGGATATATCTGGTTATCGCGTTAGACCTGGATTCCAGGTTCAAGCGGCTTTAGGACAAACACCATCCTATCATACATCTGATGATATATCTGGATATATGAATCATTTTCTTATAGATTTTAATAATGCAATACCCAGTTCTTATTCTTGGAATTTGAATCCATCTATTGATCTTACATATACATATGTAACAAGTGAAGAACGAAAAGTATTTGCAACACAGCCTCTTAGTTATTTAATTTATCAACCACATTCAATTATTTATGAAAATATTACAAATATTCAACTTCTTGAAATTGAAATTCACAATCCTATTACTCGTATGATGTTCTTACCAAGACGCTCAGATTCTACAGAATATTGTAATGACTGGACAAATCTTACAAATTGGTGGCAATATCCTAACGCGCCTTTTAATAGTACAGCAAGTATCCTAAGTAGTGGAAAACTTATAAGTGGATCACAAAAGGAAATTATAAGGGCAATCCGTGTTTTAGCAAATGGCAACGAAATCCAACAGCAAAAAACAGCGGATTATTTTCAACGTATTGTTCCTTGGAAAAACTTGACAGGCAATCCTGGAACAATTCCAGTCTATTCCTTTCAATTAAATCAATCTGATATACAGCCTTCTGGTTCATTGAATAGTAGCCGTATTCGCCTATTTCAAGTGGAATTAGATGTCTTTCCTCTTCCTCCAAATACAACTTATGTATATAATGTTACAATTTATTTAGAAACTATTAATTGGTTTCTTGTACAAGGGGGATATGGCGGTATTAAGTATAATATTTAAAAATTAAAACTTAGTAAATGGGTCAAACACTAACTCGTCTAATACAAAAAGTTACATATAGCCCGGATGTTGATAAAGAACTTAATAATCAAAATGCGGCTGCTCGTGATAAACGTGAGCTATTTAAAAATAAAATTGCAACTCAAAAAACTAATGTTGCTGCACGTATTAAAAAAATTGCAACTGTTGTGAATGAAAAATACAAGAAACGCATATCAGATGCAAATGCCTGGTTAGATTCTAATAGAAATGCTAGACCTCTAGATATTGATAATCAAATTGTATTATTTACAAATGATTGTGCTACAATTGAAGCTACAAATGAAGGCAATTTGTTTTATGAACGCGTCTTGGCATTGGCTGATTTACAAGCAGCTGCAAATAATAAAATAACTAGTACGGTTAATTCTGAAAGAACTTGGTATAATAAGAATAAAGATTTGCCTTTGAAGGAATATACTCAACGGAAAACAAGTGTATTTGATCCTGCAGTAGTTGCGGCTGGTGGTAGTGCAATTGATATATCAAGAATTGAAACTGTAGATATTATAGGTCATCAAGCAGTCCTAAAAAAGAAAAAAAAACAACTGGAAGTTGAACCATCGCTCTGGGATAAAATGGTTACAACCTTTTTTTCTTCACTCTGGTCACTCTTTTATATAGCTGTTCTTCTTGCAGGTGGCTCGCTTGGTGCAAATTTAATGGTTCATCGCCCTGTTCCTTATAGAATTTTAGCATTTATTTACGGATGTCTAGCCTCGCCTCTTTTAATTCTTTATTCAATCTTTGGTCTTATGAAATCAGATCCTATTATAATTTATTCAATGTTTATTCCAATTTTTCAAGCCGCTCCTACCAACTATTTGACATTTTTTTCATATTCTGAAGATGATAAGTTAAAACAAAGAAAAGATGCATATGTTGCACAGGGTATTGCTTTAGTAAAAGCCACTTCTGCTATTGCTGCAGCTACAAATGCGGCAATGTCTAGTAATTCTACAATGCCAAATACTGCTGCTACTGCTACTGCTGCTACTGCTACTGCTGCTACTACTGCTGCTACTGCTGCTGCTACTGCTGCATTTGGTAATGAAAATAGTGTAAATATGGTTGGTAATGCTTTTGGTAATGAAAATAGTGTAAATATGGTTGGTAATGCTTTTGGTAATGAAAATACGAATAATGCAGGTAATGATCCTAATCCACCTACTACAAATATTCAACTTAATGCAGGAAATCCTCTTAATGCAGCAAATCCACCTAATCCAGTTACTGCGCCTAGTGCTGTAAAACGCATACCTGCTACACAAAAAATAATTAACGGATTGCATGCTAATTTAGATAAAAATGTGGCTGCACGTAAAAAAGCAGAAGAACTTGTAAAATTAGCTCAAACACAATCACTTATTAAAGCTTTAGAAATAAGAGATTTGGCAAGACAAGCAGAAGTAACACCACCAGCAGCACCATGAGTTTAATTGATATAAAGCCGCATATAGAATCATTAAAAAGATGGAGACGTTTCCTTTTGTAAGTATTCTTACACCAACCTATAATCGGAGAAAATTTATACCATGGATTATTAAAGCCTATAATGCCCAAACCTATCCTAAGAATCGCATGGAATGGATCATCTTTGACGACGGACAAGACTCTGTAAAAGATCTTTTTGATAAGGCAAATATTCAAAATTTAGTCTATATTCGTGAAGAAACAAAATCACTTATTGGTGTAAAACGTAACCGTCTTAACAAAGAAGCAAAAGGAGATATTATTATTGCAATGGATGATGATGATTATTATCCACCTGAACGTGTCGCGCATTGTGTAACAAAATTTAAACAGTATCAAAATGTACAACTCGCCGGTTCATCAGAACTCTTCATGTATTATACAGATGTTAAACAGATTTATAAACTGGGTCCATATGGTCCAAATCACTGTACAAATGGTACAATGGCCTATCGCAAAGCATATGCAAATTCACACAAATATGATGAAACTGTTACACATGCCGAAGAGAAATCGTTCTTAGATAATTATGTAAATCCTATGATTCAATTAGATCCGATGAAAACAATGCTTGTCATGAGCCATTCAGAAAATACATTTGATAAACGAAAATTTCGCGATCAACCAGATAATCCATTTGTGAAAAAATCTGACATGAAGATTCGTGATTTTATTAAAGATCCAAAGATGCGAGAGTTTTTTTCATCCGCCTGAACAAATGGCTTCTAGCCTAAACTATATGTACAGATTACTAAATATATGTTATCTACTGCCGTTTTGACGGATTCTCAAAAGAAATTCTTAATTTCTTATGAAAAACCTTTTATAAATTCTATTACGAATACAAGTCTAAAAAAACAACAGCCTGCTAAAATTAAAATTCCTATGAGAAATCACCAGCTTGCCATGATAGCCGCCATGGAGCAAGTTGAACAACGCTTAACAAATGGCTGGGAGCATGATTCAACTAAAACAATTTACGGAAAGTATGCTTTTTTAGGCGACAATGTCGGCGTTGGAAAATCGCTCATGGTTCTTGGACATATTGCATCGGCAATGCCTATATTGTATAAACATAGTTTATCAAAATCATCTAATAATTCACTATTTGAGGTAACAGTTTCTCCAAGCAAAAAATCAAATTCTCTTATTATTGTCCCTCATACTATTTATAAACAATGGGTCTCGTATATTACTACGCAAACTGATCTAACATATATAGGAATTTCATCAATAAAACACATGACAGGAGATCATCAGACATTAAAAGAAACACTTCAATCTGTAGATGTCATTTTAATAACAAATACAATGTTACAACTCTTGGCACAATATAGTCTACATTTTGATCGTATATTTATTGATGAAGCTGATTCAATACATATTATAAACGGAACTTTGGCATTTGAATATAATTTTCTCTGGTTTATTACAGCAACATGGTCGAATCTTATCTTACGAAATACCTATTTTTATACTACTGAACTTAAAAATTATACAAATACAAATATTCATCCAGAATTTAAACATTATCTTAGTTCAATTATTCAAAATTCCTCTTCGTATGTAAAGATGGATGGAATTATTCGCTCACAATATTTAACTAATTTTTATAATATAAGTAGTCCTATTAATTTTAATCTAATTCTTCGTAGTTCAACAGAATTTATTAAACAAAGTACAGGAATGCCGAATGCAAATGTACAAATTTATAGATGCCGTGGAACACTTACACAGAAAATTGTTGGACAATTTATTACTGATGAAATAAATGCTCTTCTTCATGCTGGTGATATTAAAGGTGCATTTGAAACACTGGGTGTTCAAACAGAAACGCCGATAAGTTTTATTGAGGCTGTCAAACTAAGCAAGCAAAACGATCTTGAAAAACTTCATACTGAACTTACACTTGTGAATAATTATGAATATTCTACAGATTATAGTAAGCTACAGGCTATCAATCGCGTACAAAGTAAAATTAATTCTCTTCAAGATCAATTAAAAGCATTTTTGGAACGCCTTGAAAATAAAGAAGAGCCTTGTGGCATTTGCTATGATACTCCTGAACATCCTGCAGTCACACCATGCTGCTCACGAATTTTCTGTACAAAATGCATTTTTGAAAGTTTGAAACGCTATAAAGGGTGTCCAATGTGTAGATTTGAACCTTTTAATGTTAAATTGGTGCATTATCTTAGTGATGAAGTCAATTCATTTCAAGCGGTTCCTACTACTGAAAAACTCTCTAAGAAAGAAGATGTTTTAATGAAAATCCTCTTGGATAATCCTGATGGTAAATTTCTCATTTTTAGTCGCTATGACAATCCATTTGCTACCTTAGAAAATACGATTCATAAAGAGGGCATCACTGTTGCACAATTAAAAGGTACAAAGAATACGATTA